CCCGAACCCGCTGGAGATACCTCCGAGCGGGTTTTTTGTTGGGCAATCCGTCCCCGCTCGCAAGACGGCCCGTCAGACCTGCACGCCAACCACATCAGAACGGCATGGAACTGGACCGAGGCCAGATCAGCGGAGGATGGAGCACGACATGAGCATAGGCAACTAGGGACAATCCGAAAAGCAATGGTCACGAAGGTAGAGATAGGCGATTGCCAACTCTACCAGGGAGACTGTCGCGAGGTTCTGGCTTCTTTGCCGAAAGTGGACGCCATTGTCGCGGATCCGCCCTACGGCATTGGATATAAATCACCATCGGGTCGAGGAATGTATGAGCGGGGTGACTATCCCGTCATCGAAGGTGACTGCGAGCCCTTCGACCCAACGCCATTTCTAGGCGCCACCGATGTCATTCTTTGGGGCGCAAACCACTACGCTAGCAGCCTCCCGCCATCGGCCGCATGGCTTATATGGGATAAGCGCGACGGAGTGAGTTCAAATAATAATAGCGACTGTGAATTGGCTTGGTGTAAGCGAGGCGGCTCGGCGCGTCTCAAGCGGCATCTTTGGAACGGCATGTTGAAGGCGTCTGAGCGAGACGACAGACGGGTGCACCCCACGCAAAAGCCCATTGAAGTGATGCAGTGGTGCATAGAGCAACTTCCATTGACAGCTCATACCATTCTCGACCCCTTCATGGGCTCTGGCACAACTGGCGTTGCCTGCGTGAAACTTGGCAGGAAGTTCATCGGGATCGAGCTTGACCCTCGCTATTTCGACATAGCGTGCCGACGCATCGAGCAAGCCTACGCACAGCCCGATATGTTCGTTCAAGCTCCTGCACCAAAGGCTGAACAGCTATCGCTCATAGGGTAGTCTGTGGAACTCACCGACCTATGGTTCTGGGCTGGTTTTCTACTAGGGGCAACGTGTTGGGCGCTGATCTACTGGCCGTGGATGTGAGGACGTGACGGACAAGCCCGCAAAGCCTCCGACCGATTGGGAGGCGATCGAGAAGGAATATCGCGCCGGCCAATTGTCCGAGGCGCAGATTGCGCGCCAATACAACATCAGCCGCGCCGCCATTCAGAAGAAAGCCAAGAAGAACGGCTGGAATCGTGACCTGTCCGAAAAGGTTCGGACTGAGGTAGCAGCTCGGCTGGTTGCAGAAGGGTTGCAGGAAGCGCGGGGGTCTGCAACCATTGAGATGGCCGCTGCTCGTGGCGTCGCGCTGGTTCGCGAACATCGCCAAGATATTGGCACGAACCGCAAGGCCGTTACGAAGCTGATCGACGAGCTTCATTCGGTCATTGAGCACCGTGGCGAGATCGAAGAAGATATTGAAGCCGAAACGGCGGACGACAAGGGCGGCAAGCGGCGGGCACGGATGCTGGCGGCTGTTGCGCTTCCTAGTAGGGCACAGACCGCATCGACGTTGGCTCAGGCGTTGAGAACTCTCATTCCGCTAGAGCGCCAGGCGTTCAGCCTCGATAAGCCGGACGATGGACCGGATGACGCCGCGCAACGTGTGGCGACCGCAACCGAAGAATTGTTTAACCGCCTTGACCGTCTTGCGGCACGCAAGGACTAGGAGCGCCAATTGCTGTCGCGGGCTGAGCGGTTCGCTTTGCTTCCGGAGATGGAACGCAGAGCGATCATCGAAGCGATGCCAGCCGACGAAAGAGAAGAACTCCTATTCAACTGGTCATTCTGGGGGCGTCCGAAACAGTTTGCTCCGGCGGGTGATTGGGCGACGTGGCTGATCCTTGCCGGCCGTGGTTTCGGCAAGACCCGGTGTGGTGCTGAGTGGATCAGGTCACTGGTCTGCGGGGCAACGCCAATGGCGCCCGGAACCATAAAGCGCATTGCCCTCGTTGGCGAGACGGCGGCTGACTGTCGTGATGTTATGGTGGAAGGCGACAGCGGCCTGTTATCGGTCCACCCAAAAGACTTTCGCCCGCATTATGAGCCGTCCAAGCGGCGTGTGACATGGCCCAACGGGGCCGTTGCAACGCTTTACAATGCGGTTGAGCCGGATCAGCTCCGAGGCCCGCAACACGACGCGGCGTGGTCCGATTAGCTCGCAAAATGGGCCTATGCTCAGGAGACGTGGGACAATCTTCAGTTCGGTCTTCGCTTAGGGGATGATCCCCGGCAGATCGTGACGACCACGCCGCGGCCAATAAAGGCATTAAAGGACATAGTGGCCGATCCGCGGACGGTCGTGACACGCGGGTCGATGAACGAGAACAGGGCCAATCTCGCACCCTCATTCATCAGCAAGATCGAGGCCCGCTATGCCGGCACAAGGCTGGGTCGGCAAGAGATCGATGCGGAAATTCTGGATGACGCGCCAGACGCGCTCTGGAAGCGGGCCGACATTGACGCCAGGCGCATCGCCAAGGGCGGGCACCTGCCCGATATGCAACGGGTCATCATCGCCATTGACCCAGCGGCGTCGTGGGGCGGATCAGGCGACAGTGACGGCGGCGCCGAAACAGGCATCGTGGTTGCCGGCATTGGCGTTGACGGGCGCGGATATGTTCTGGCTGATGTTACGTGTGCGATGGACCCGCATGGCTGGGCAACGCGCGCAATCGCAGCCTATGACGAATTTGACGGCGACGCGATCGTGGCCGAACGCAACCAGGGCGGCGACATGGTGGAGGCCGTCATTCGGTCCGTTCGCCCGAATGCGCCGGTTCTAACAGTTCATGCCTCGCGTGGTAAGGTGACACGCGCCGAACCGATTGCGGCGCTCTATGCGCAAGGCAGGGTTTCTCACGTCGGCTCATTCCCGGCGCTTGAGGATCAAATGGTGGTTTTCACTCCGTTTGGTATCAACCCCGGCGATCGAGGCAAGACCACGACCGGCGACCGTGTGGATGCGCTTGTGTGGGCGCTGACTAATCTGTTCCCATCGATCATCCATTACAGTCCACCCAAGCAAGTCACGAAGGTAAAGACGGACGGCTGGGCCAAAGCCTTTGCCGATCGTGACGGACCAACTTCCAACTGGAAAGTCGGGTAACCCCTCAATGGCCATTGATCCGAATGCGATGCTGCCCGCACAGGGGCAGCAGCCGGGTACGCTTGCCCAGATGGCAGCGGGAGATTACGCTGGCGGTCAGACCATCGAGCCGGAAGAACCAGCCTACCAGGCCCCGATTGCGCACTCCACGCTCGTCCAGTGGTTTGAAGACTCCGAGGAAGCGACGATCGACAGCCGTTCCCTATCGGAACGGGACCGGGATTACGTCGACAACAAGCAGTTCACCGCCGCCGAACTCAAAGCCCTGGAGAAGCGCGGCCAGCCAGCCATCATCATCAACCGCATCAAGTCCAAGCACCAATACTTGATGGGGTATGAGGCGACACAGAGAACGCAGCCGCGAGGCTTTCCCCGCACGCCCAACGATGAAGCCGCCGCTGATGCCTGCTCGGATGCTCTCCGCTTCGTCGGTGACAAGGCCGACATCACGCAACGGTTCTCCCAGGTCTGGGACAACATGCTGGTCGAGGGCTACGGCGGCGTTGAGCCCAAGGTCGAGCGCAACTCAAAAGACCCGAACAAGTGGGATATCAGCGTCGGCCAGGCGCACTGGGACCGCACGTTCTACGATCCCCATTCCCGCGAACATGATTTTGAGGATGCACGCTACAAGGGCCTCGTCGTCTGGATGGACGAAGACGAAGCCTTGGCAATGTACCCCGATGCGCAGGAGATCATCGCGCACACGATCTCCGAGGACGCCTATAAGACCTATTCCGACCGCCCTGCATGGAAAGCATGGGCCTCAGGTGGAAAGCGCAAGCGCGTTCGCATTGTGCAGATGTACTACAGCTTTGGCGCCCAGAAGGACTGGCACTGGTCGATTTTCACCAAGGGCGGCGTGATTCAGGAAGGCGCAGTCCCCTATCGGGATGATGACGGGGTTTCTCTTTGCCCGTTGATCCTGCAGTCGGGGTTCGTTGACCGCGAAAACAACCGCTATGGCTTTGTCCGGCAGTTGATCGGACCTCAGGACGAGATCAACAAGCGCCGATCGAAAGCCTTGCACCTGTTGATGAACCGGCAGACCCGGAGCGTCAAAGGCGCGATCGATGACGTCGATCATATGAAGGCCGAGCTATCCAAAGCCGACGGCCATGTCGAAATCAACAACCTGGGCAATGTCCCGGATGCGTTCGGGGTGATTGATACGACGGCGCAGCTTGCTGGCAACGTCGAACTTGCCAACGAAGCGAAGTCGGAAATCGACCTGATGGGGCCGAACGCGGCACTCGCAGGCAAGCAGGACCAATCCGCTTCCGGCCGTGCCGTTCTCGCCTCGCAACAGGGCGGGCAGATCGAACTCGCGATCCTGATGGACCGCCAGCGGCACTTCAAACACCGTGTTTATAAGCTGATCTGGGCCATGATCCGCCAGTATTGGACGGTCGAGACGTGGATCA